ACTTCAGTCAACTATGCACAAAAGCCCACACCCTATTGTGGAATGACCATTACGGACTCACCTATCTAAAAAGAACCGCTCCACACTATAATGGAGTTACCCCTTGAAGGGACATCAACAATTCTGTCGTTTTTCCCTGACGACACAATTGAAACCGTTCGCCAACATGTAGCACTTGTAAAAGGAACTCATCCAGATCGTCTGTTTATTCAGGTCCAGGTAGAGCTTCCATCAACCTACTATTCAGCCAATCCAAAACATTGGATGGATCTCTTTTTCCGTTTGTCCTATGGAAAGAACACGATCACAAAGGAAGCACTGGATATCTACTTAACGCATACACGGAAGAATACCGGTGTGTCTGCTCGCGAGGTCAAGCGTGAAGAATGGGAAACAGTGGATCCGTATTTGATCCCTATCTTTGATCCATCCAGTTCATTTAAGGAATGGAGGATTCTGGGTGTTCCCGAGGACAAGTCTGTGGTCCTTCCAATCCCGATTAAGGATGTAATCCTACCTGCAGCATATCGTCCAATTCCTGTTCGTCAGGCTCTGTTTGAGACGATGCATAAGGAAGAAGCTCTTGAAGTGATGGCTGTTGAGATTGATCAAGAAACTTCAACAGATATGATGAAGCAAGTGTATTTCCCTTTCTTCCAAATCACAACTCCTAACAATATTGAAACACTTCGAGCACCTTTAAAGGCATCTCATGATCAGATTGCGAAGGTTCTCAAACTCAAGGCACCGAAGCCATCAAACGTAGCGATCCTGCGAGCCAAGTGGTATATCCCATTCATATCTACCAAGTTCTCAGCTCCACGAACTCGATTCGAACAGATCTTCTATGGACTTACCGTATCTTCAGAGACACCTGTAGTTAGCTACTTCACAGCAAAGACCGAAACGATACGTCATAAGTTCTATGTTGAGGACCCTAAAACGAAGAAGCCCTTGATTGACATTGCAATGTGGAAGGCATGGATGGCAAATACCCAACCACAGCGTCGTTTGCCTACACTTTTGCTATATCGCGGAAAGTCACGGGGGTCCTTTGATCGCATTGCCATCACAAATAAGGACATAACCGTATCAACGTGGCGCGGCAAAGAATCAAAGGAGACATCCGAAGAACTCATAAAATCAGCGCTTGATTGGATTCGGTCGTTAGATGCAGTTCTACCATTTCTCACTGAATCGGATCTAGAGACTAGTCGTTGGGAGCTGAATGATCTATCAGTGATCGCCTCGTATTCTAAGGAGATCTCCGAATTTGATCTTCGCAGATTTGCGTGCTTGCGAGACATCTTCAGTTTTCAGGATGATACATTCCGGTTGATTCGCGCAGATCGTGAGTTTGATGTGTCTTCTCAGGTATTACGAGCCTATTCACTCTTGCAAGGTGGTGAAGCTAATCTGGAGTCTGCAATGGGCGTATCGGCTGAAGAAGCGGCTGCTCTGACGACTCGTGTTCAAGAACTGGAGGCAGATGAACATTTTAACTTTGAAAAGGCGATCAGTGGATATCCAACAATCAGCTTTGCCGCAAAAGAGGTCATTGTGAAGTTCGTCTCTAATCTTGATCGCGTTGTCGAGTATGCAAGTCTTCTTCGGTATATTCTCACGTCCGACAAGGCAGAGGTTGATGAGGTTTGTCCAAAGTCAATGGAAACCGTTGAAGCGACTGCAGGCGTGGCGCAAACAACCGTAACGGTAGAAGATGAGTTTGTTCTTGATGATTTCTTGCTGAATGAAATTGAGGAAGTCCAAGCCGTTCAACCTGTTGTAACAGAGGTGGTTGCTCCAGTTAAGGATACAAAGGTCAAGGTTAAAAAGTCTGGACCGGCAGGTACTCATAGTTATTTCAACAACCGCGTGCATGAGTTTGATCCCGAGATGTTTGATTCAGAGTATCCTAAGAAATGCGAAAAGCTTCATCAAGTTGTAGTTCTTACAGACGAAGATCAGGTTCGGATCCCAGGAGCATACAACTACGCCGATGCACCCGCAGAGGAGAAACTCAAACTTGAAAAGGGCATCGCAGTATGTCCGCAATATTGGTGTATTCGCGATGAAATCCCTCTCAGCGAGGCACAGCTTGTAATGAAAGAGGACGGACAACACTGCCCCGTGTGTGATGGAAAGGTTCGAGTCACTGAAAAAGAAGATGTTCGAGAGTTTACGGTGATTAAACGAGATCAACCATTCAAATTCCCCGGATGGAAGGAACCGTCAGCTAAGTCAATGAGTAAGAAGCGCGTCCCCTGTTGCTACAAGAAGGCGGAATCGCAGACCGAGGTCATTGTTCTCAAGACTCAATTGGATGAGTACTATGTCTTAACAAGTGGCACAATCCCCGGGCTTCGAATTGCATATTTAGCAGATGATCTTGCAACTAAGCTGAGTGTGAAGACCAACTATGCAAAGAATGTTCCTGGAAACCGAATTGAAGCATCTGCATCTGACATGTTTCGGGTTGGAATGGGTCAGCCCCGTGATACACTACCCATCTTGCTGAACGATAAGCGGACAATTCCAACACCTGAGAATGCAAAGGATCGGGTCTTACAGTGTTCATTTTTTCGCAGCTGGAAAGATCTTGGCGAAGGTGATACGGCCATTGAGCGGATTACAGATGGCATCAATCGAGCCTACATAAATAAGACTCTAACATCCATTCATGAGATTGAGTACGTCACTCGTATTCTTGACTGTCGCGTTATGCGTGTCAATGTGGAGACACAATCGATGATGTGTGGATTCTGGTCGGAAAAAACAGCTCCGAGCTCGCGAACGATCGTCTTGCTAGATACAGATGTCCTTGGACTTGTAAAGCGCCGAACTGGAAAGGTCGGATCTAAGTTTGATTACACGGTTGATGTCAACAAGTTTCCCGATGCTACAAAGAAGGCACTTCAAGCTCTTCACATCCAGGCATGTTCAAGCGATATGCCAACCTTTGAGAATGCCGTATCTGAACTGATGGCAAAGAACATCTCACAATATCAAGTTATTCTTGATCCATTCAAGCGCGTTCAAGCGGTGTTTGTCCCACAGGCAGTTGTATTACCTGTTCAGCCCGTGAATATGGACATTCCAATGGGCGTTACGGTTCGATCGGGGTATGCCGACATCAGTAATGAAGAACTACCGACTAGCAAAACACTCGGCGACTTTCTACAAGATACACGTCACCCTGGATTTAAAAAGAAGAGTATCTTACTCTCAGCAGATGGATACTATAGCGAGTTTCTCCTCGAGTGTGGATTTCATGCAGTATTTCGCCCAGAAGAATCAGAGGATGACGATATTGCTACAGAAGTCATGAAGACAATCCGACCCCCGCATTCAGAGGAAGAGCTCGCGAATGATCCTCCCAATCAGTCCGACCTGAAACTCGCCCGTGAGATTTCGTATTCATCGGAGGTATTTGAGTTCTTACTATTCTCATTATCCAAGGATATTCAAATGGATGACTATGAGTCCCTTCGCAAGTCAATTGCAAACCCATCTGAGACCCTGTATAAGGATCTTACAAAATGGCTCGATGATCAAGCGTATTGGGATTCAGTGGATGAACCGGTTCAGTTTGTGAACAAGGTTCGCACACCGTGTGGGCAAATGCTTAAGGATACATGTAAGAAATCAACCTTGTGTGGATGGCACAAGGATACGTGTAAGATCAAAGTCAAGCCGATTGTAGAGAAAAACAAGATTCTCATTCGTCTGACCAAGACATTGAAGGATAATACAAAACAACGTGCATTGGTCTTAGATGGACGGTTGTCTCCATTTTTTAGTACTGTTCTGTATTTGGAAATGCCTCATGAACTGATCACAACCACAATTTAAACATAATCGTGATACCGGGCAAATCGCCTATCGATAGACCGATCGCAATGACCATCTGAAATACCTCCAATTAGATCCGAGAAGCTGTCCTCACCTGCAACAATCTGAGGATTGGATCCATATGACTTCCACTCGGTGGACGTCTGAATGTTCTCAACGAGATACCGATCATGTTCTTTTGGGTAGGACTTTGCATAGACATCAACCATATGACGCATAAGTTTCTCACTCATAGCATATCCTGAACAGTTCCATAACCTATCGGCCTTAATCGTATTTGGTCCCATTCGGGTGTCTTCAAGGATATTATAATCCCAATGATTCAGATCGTGTGTAGTGTCATACTTGCGATGATTATTTGAAACAAGCGGAACATATCCAAAGTATAACAAATCCCAGTCATTTGGAACAAGCGACATGAAATTCTTTGTCATTTGTTCAGAGTTACGATGAATACGAACATCATCCTCAAGGACAAGGATATTCTTCTTACCCGAAGCAAGCGCGCTATTCCAGATCGAAACGTGACTAATTGAACAAGCTAGATTATTTTGATTTGTATGGTAATCGTGGTGCTTGCTAAGCATCTCCCAATATCCTGTGATGATCTTTCCAGGTGTAGCCTCAAAACGCTGAACATTCAAATCAAAAAACTTGAACTTTCGAGTCATACCATCCCATCGATCCGGACGAGATGCCAAGTTGAGGCAATAAATCCCATCAAACATACTATTCCACAAATGCGGCATATTTCTATACCGACTGACAACTGTAAATCAATTCGGGTTTCCGACCTGATTTATGGTGCGTTCATGGGGAATCGAACCCCAGCTAAAAGAATGGAAATCTTTGATCCTACCACTAGACGATAAACGCAGTTATAGCAGTGCATCGTTTCGATCGATGGTCCTACTGGTTATGAGCCAATCGCGCTTCCTCTGCGCTACACTGCTTTTTTTGCCACTTGGTGGAATCGAACCACCGACCTACCGCTAATTGTGTATACCTTTCCGCAGGCGTCCCTGCTCCCGAGTCATATACACCACTCGGGATTAATACTAAAAAAACATCATTTAACAACCGCATGTTATCAGTTCTTTCTTACAAAGCGGGTGCTCTACCCCTGAGCTAAAGAGGCGTGTAAATTTTCATAATGCCAATTTGAGTACATTTTGATTGAATGACTGGAAGAACTGCAGACTGGGCTTCACGCTCAGCCTTGCGTGCCTTTGCTGCATCATACTTTTTCTTCCGTTCTAGGAAGTCGGCTAGTTGCCTCATTCGCAGAGCACAAAGTTGATCTGCAGCACGTCTCTTAGCAGAGATCTCACTCAACTTCTTACTTTCTTCGGCCCACTTTCTGTAAAGTGGTGTATGGATACGTTCTAATTCATTGTCTTTAAAACCCGAAGCTTGCCATGCTTTGTATGCATCTCCCGATTGGAGCGCAAGTGGTGAAACTATTTCAGTTGAATATCTCTTTTCTTCAACTACAAGTCGATTGAACTCTGCATCCGCAGTCTTAAGAGCCTTATGAAATCGTGAAGTCATTTTTACCGGTGCTTATCCGGTTTGTTGGATAGTTGAAATCCATTTTACGTCATCGTAAAGACTCCTCTTTACGCCTTCTGGGTCTTGATGAAGTGCACCTTCAGGAAGCTCTGGAGGTTGAGGTAGGTGACCTCGTCCTTGTCACCGACACGGAGGAGCTTGGCGAGCGCGGCGTTGGGGAGGATGCGGCGCTTGAAGGAGGGGTCGAAGCACGAGTGCGTCTTGACATACTCGCTGATGAACTTCGTCACCTGGGTCTGCGAGCGGGTCTCACCAGCCTTGAGTCCCATGAAGGCGCAGAGCTCATCGGTAAGCGGGCGCTGGACGAGGAAGGCATTGTTGGCACGACGCGCCTCCCAGACCGCCTTCTCCTCAGGGGTCATCGTAGCCGGGTCCTTGCGCTTCTTCTTCTTGGAGTCGCGAGCCTCACGCTTGGCTGTCTTCGCCGCCTCCTGAACAGCCTTCACGGCGTCACGGACACGGACTGAGAGCTCCGAGCTGAGAGTCTTGAGCGTCTCAGCGAGCGCGGCAAGCTGAACCTCAGAAGAGACAGCCGGTGTAGCGGGGGGCTCAACAGCCGGGGAGGCAACCGTGGGCACCGTCACCTCAGCCTTCGCGGGCGTGGCGGTCTTGGCGGTCTTAGACTTGGGCTCAGCCTTCACCTTGGTCTCAACAGCCTTGGTGGCAGCCGCCTTGGGGGCGGGGGTAGCAGCAACAACGGGGGCGGGGGCGGCAACGGTCTTGGGGGCGGAATCCTTCTTGGCGGCAGGCATCTTGTTTGACTTAGAAACAGAAGAAGAGGACGACATCTTTAACGCAGTGGTATACTCTTACCATCGGCGGTCATGTAAGCCCTTTTCTTTTCTACAAACGGGGGAGGGGGTCTCTTGGAGAAAACAAGCATCCGTTCCTTGGCGCCGAGGTAGTATGATTGGTAAGCTAGGATAGGATCCTCACATTTATATTCATTCGGCATGGCCATTCGAAATGGAGTTTGCTCAGTCATCGGCAAGGGCGGGAAGTTATCTGAAAGCCAAAGGATATGCTCCTCGGTCTTGTGCGTCTTGCCATAGCGATACGTATACTCGCGGCACAGACAGAGTCCAAGATCTGAGAGCCAACGATAGTTCTCAACTGATTCACGAATCCAAATTGAACAAGGGTGATTAGGATGGGTTTTCTTATATGCAATTAGCGGCAACCCATCTGGATCTAACACCCAGTGGGCGCAATAGAGTAGTTGTGCAGTTTCAAGAATCATCTTGACGACATGTTTGTCGCAATGATACTCAGCGGCTTCGCGAGGGTCTAGTGATAATGCAAAGATATTCATGGTGAATTCAGGTAAGCTTTACGATATGAAATCTGTTTTCAACAGCGATAGATAGCTGACATTACAGAAAAAATGGTTATATACGGCTCCTTTTGGTAGGTCACAAATCGCATCAAAACTCTCAATGAATTTACAACATAGGATATAGAATTAGCCCGAAGAAGTGGAGGAGATAGCATATAATCACATAATGACCTAAGCGCTGGCACTTTTCCAAAATCCTCGTAGATGAATCTCCACATTGCGATATGAGATGGCTTGGATAATCGTATAAGTTGCCCCGGAGTTACATCTACAAATCCATGATCAACAAAGGTCTGACATAAAAAGTTCCATCTAATTCGGAGACGTTCCTCTGCATGTTCTGGATCAAGTGGGACTTTAATAAGATTCCTGCTTCGGTACGCCCACATTTCTCTGAGACGTTTGCGTGTCTCAGTTGTCAATGGAACCTTCGTATATGGATTAGCCGGTTCATGTGACTTTAAAGACCATACCCAAATTGTATTGAAATCAAACCACCAAGTCTTACCATTTTCGGTAAAGGCAAAATACTCAAATGGATGCTGTCGGTTACTTTCTTCACATGTCACGAGGTCATCATCATTTGCAAGATCTTTCCTCTTCAGAACACCTGGACCCGCTAACCTGCAGCGATACAATACAAGCCACCTTCTTGCGAATGATTGACACTTGACGACGCGGATATCATTTTCAAGAACGTCTTTCCATATCTGAACTGTCTTTGCTCTCATATGTGTCCCACATAAGCTATGTCCCTTAAGTGCACTCGCAGCACACTGGTTGGTAGATCCCTTCTTCTTGACCGCTACACAACGGACCATTATGTGTTTCTCGGATAGTTCTTGAAAGCGTCAACCGAGTCAGGAAACGTTAAGACAAAATGGATTTACGTCCAGGCTACGTCATAGGATCACACAACAAGATCAAAATGTCCGTTAACGCAATCATCAACGCTTCCAACCTCGACATCAACAAGGTGACTTTCGGTGATATCCGTATCAGCAAGAACAATGGGTCCAAGAGCGTCCCGATCAAGTACAATGGTCAGAACTTCCAGATGCGCATCCCCAAGCTTCAGTATCCTATGGGGGTTTCTGTCAAGGACACTGAGAATGGCACTAACTACACCATGCTCGCGAGCCTGCGTGGATGCGACTCCTATGCGAAGGAGCGGGCACCTGCAGAGGCAGGTGAGGTCGGTCAGATGTACAACTTTCTGAAGGACCTTGAGGAGAAGGTCATTAAGACGGCTGTTGCTCAGTCCAAGTCGTGGTTTGGACGTGAGCGTAAGGAGGACGTTCTCCGCGACAGTATGAAGTCACTGGTGAGTCCCAGTGTGGAGAAGCAGGGTGCTGAGTGGGTGCCGAACGGGAAGTATCCGCCAAGCTTCCGCATGAAGGTCCCGGTCTACCCTAACGACAGGGGTGTTCCAACGGTCAACATGGACGCGGTGGACATGGCGAATCGCCCGATTCCGCTGACTCCTGAGAACCTGGAGTCGGTCTTCCCGAAGCGCATGGAGGCTCGGTTCATCGTCAACCCGAGTATCTACGTGTCCGGGCAGGGATTTGGAGTGACGTGGCGAATCTCGTATGCACAGGTGTCTGCTCAGGCACGCGTCTCGGCTGCTCAGCTGTTTGAGCCGGAGGAGACGGAGGATGTGCCTCAGGCAGTGCAGGTTCCTCAGGAGACAGAGGAGCAGGAGGAACAGCAGGAGGACGAGTCAACTGAGACTCCTCCAGCACCGGCTCCCGCTCCGGTTGCAGCGCCTCCTGCGCCCGCAAAGGTGGCACGCCGTCGGCCCGTGGGTGCGGCGATGTAGGTGCAAGTCCAACCAACTCCCAAACACGTGATCCACTAGGTGGAACACAGACGAACAGGTCATCGTCAATAAAAACAATTTTTTCCTTGGCTGGAAAGGTCAATTCGCCAGTCATATTCTCACATGTCAATCGTTTGAGCGAGCGCGTACCACAACCCGAACATCCATGAACAGTCGGTGGATCCAAAAGCGTCTCAAGGGTGACAATACGCGAGTCCCCATATAGACACGCCTCCAGGATCTGATGAGGAGTCATCCACTCCTCTGAATGAAAACGTTCAACTGCCACACCCCGAGCATCCATGAATCGTTGGAGGATTCAACACCATATCGAGAGTCACAATACGTGAGGCTCCGTATAGACATGCTTCTAGAATTTGATGAGGTGTCATCCACTCCTCTGAGTGAAAACGCTCAACAGCGGTTTGCGATACGACTGACCACAAGCTGTCTTCCTGCGTCCATCCATCCTCTTGAAGGAAGGTTGCAAACGGGTTCTCATAAAACCACAAAATACGAAAGTCGGCGTGGTTGGTCAGAGAATGTTCAATGAGTCCAACGCGCGTCAGTTCTTCAGAATACAACCAATAAACATTCGCATGAGAGTACTGTGTATCGCGGGAACCCCGATAGACATCACGATCATCCATGTTCCAGAGATCGGACACGACATCGACGTCATCACAAATGTCCCTGGATACGTTTTGATAAATAACAGTTGGGTCAAGGATTGACTGCATTAATTAAACGATACGACAACATTGACGTCGTGATGACGCACAGCCTTTGTTGCTGATCGGCTCAGTTCGTGCCTCTTCCTGCGAGTGCCGTCCTCAGCCGTCTTGGGCTGAATGGTTGTGGAGCATGCCTCCATATCTGCGTGGATTGCATCATAGTTGTCCTCTAGATACTTGAGAACCTCGTCCTGGATTGCCCACTCAAAGAAGTTGAGCTGTCCAACCGTCGTGTCGAGTCCCATAAACTGGATTCGCTTCCAACGGCAGAACGGGTCAAACATCTTCTTGCTATACGCCTTCAGGTGAGACTTATAGGCAAGATACACAACCACATGGCGATTGCCGGTTGCGAGATATGATACATTGTGCTTCTTTGCATAATTAGTGACTAGCCAGTCCAAAAGACGTAAGCTGATACGGGAGTCCCCTGAGAGGATGGTTTGAACCCTTGTGAAGTTTTCGGGGATTGAGTAGAAACCTTGCAGGCGGTGAAGAACCCAATGATCGCGATTCTGGATGACCTCCATTTTTGTATTCTTACTGCGGTATTCTCGCTTAAAGTGGGTCGGTAGGATAAAGACAAATGGCTGAGATCAATGCTCCCACGACAATCATGGATCCGAATGTAGAGTTTGTTGAACGCCCTCCTCCTGATGAGGGTCTCGGTGTCATGACTGCAGTATGCACAGGAGAGGTGATTAGCCGTCTTCGTGAATCCGGTGGGATTATGGAGGCAACGACTCCGGGTCTTTTTATGATGCCTGAAGGCGATAAGGAATATAATACGTTCCTTGAAATGCTTCGTGATCAGCCTCAACTTCCTGATCCTGTGTTTAAGGAGGGCGAGGTTTCATGGACTGTTGAGGAAGCAGGATTTCCGCTTGACCAGATGGATGCATATGACATCGCGTTCAAGAAGATGTATGAGGATATGTTTAGTCGCGCAAATGAACTTGGAACCATGGGTCCCGGTGAGTTCGAAGTTCGTTTGAGTCGGCTCCAAAACGAACTTTCGGAGAGCAAGATAGAGAACCCCAATGGAGGATGCGCTGTCCTCGTACCTACTGGAGGATCGTCCATATACACAACTGAATGTCCGTCTTCGTCGGTTCATAATCCTTTGCAAGTCGTTAGCCCCCGGACTCTCGTACCGCCTCCTGAGGAGGGAGGTTATGCAGGCGACACAGAAATTGATGATGGGAAACGTGGGTCGCCTGTGGATGCGTGATCGTGCATTCGAGAGAACCGTTCGCCTCTATGGCAAGAATGACCAACGCACAGATGCGTGGCTAAATACTCGTGGCAAGATGATTACCGCATCAGAAGTCTCCAAAGTGTGGCAGACACCTGCATCTCGCCTTGAACTTCTGGAGAAGAAGCTGGATCCACCTACGAGGTCGGATGGGTCGAATCCGATCCCTGCATTGATATGGGGAACGCGATTTGAGCCGATTGCAAAGAAGATCTACGAGGATACGACACAGTGTGAGATCATTGATGTTGGCTGTTGTCAGCATCCAGTTCATTCGTTCTTGGGTGCATCTCCAGACGGTCTGATTATTCCCAAGTATGCAGATGCTGATCCGCATCGCTACGGGCGCCTGGTTGAGTTCAAGTGTCCAATGAGCCGTGCTCGCAAAGATGAGATCCCGAGTTATTACGTGCACCAAATGCAAATGCAAATGGAGTGCACGGGAATTGATGAGTGCGAGTATGTTGAGTTCCGGTTCAAGCAGGTGAATTTTACTCAGTGGGATGTAGCCACAGAGACCAAGGGCGTCTTTGCGGTAGATGAGAATGGAAAGGTTGATTATAAGCCAGATAAAGTCGATCTTCATGAATGGCAGTGTTCTCTCACAGAGGATCACCAATACATCTATTGGATCTTAACCGATATCAAGAAGGACTTTGTTCCTAAAGATCCAAACTGGCTTTCGGATCATCTTTCAGAACTGCGCGCATTTTGGGATGATGTTGAACGGCATCGCGCGGCCGGGACGCGGCCGGAAGCACCACCGCCGAAGGTTCCGACTCTTGACCTCTAAACCAATGACACACTCTCGTATACCAAGATCGGTGTCTTGATGCGAACTTCTTATTCCATTCATCGATTGTGAACTGACAGCCCATGCTCAGGTTGCAACGTGAGCAAATTGGAATAAGATTTTGGACGTCTGTTTTTCCACCTTTGGATTCTGGAATATTGTGCCCGCATTGAAAATCAAACACATTCATGGTATTCGTACACCACGAGACCTTGCATTTGTATTGAAACTTAGGACCTACATGAAGAAGCCATACCTGTTCGCGAAGAGCCCTTGGGATTTTTGCTTTCATTAGTTCTTCTCTCTACGGTTGCCTAAATCTTAGAACTCCATTGATTCACTTGCCAGGGCGTTGACATACCAGTCGCAGCTCCCACATCGTTATTCTGAACAAAGTGATTGGTCCTTTGCGAATACGACGAGTCCTCAAGTGCCATTGCGCGCTTCTGCTGACTGTTATCAATCATCTTACCTTCAGGTGGTCCACCATAAAACTTTTCCATTCCAGGAAGAACCTTCATAACAAATGCAAGTGCCACGAGAGCGACTAAAAACCAGAGCCACTGCTTCATTGTTCATCTGCCCGAAAAAAACGAATGACATAACCAGTAAGGAAGACGAGATACAATGGAGGAAACTGCACTTTCTACACTTCGTATTATGCTGGGTCGTCGCAAGCTCGACACTGCTACCGAGCGAGTTACAACGGACGCCAAGAAGATGGAGAAGGTGACGCTATACACGATCGGAACAGTATTGGTCTGCTTCAGTCAGAAGGATAAGGTCCTTGCAGGCGATATCGCAAATATCCTTGCATTTGCAGAGGAGAACGGGCATACAACCGGGGTTATTATCGTAGCTATGTCGCCTCCTTCCGAGAATGTCCTGCGACTTGCAAAGTCTCATGCTAAGAAGAGGCTTACCTTCTTCCATATTTGGCAACTTCAGTTCGACATCACGACTCACCGGATGGCCATGCCTCATCGTATTCTGTCCGAAGAGGAGAAGACAAAGGTCTTTGAGTTGTATAAGATTTCATCGCCAGAGCCATTGCCCGCAATTGATTCGCAGGACACGATGGTGAAGTGGATCGGGGCGATCCCAGGTGATATCATTGAAGTGACTCGCCACTCGGATACCGCTGGACGGAGTTTATATTATCGGCATTGTGTTGAAGATGTAAATGCTGCAGAGTAGTATAAATGGATGTCCTAGAACGGAACTACGTACTAAAGCGTAAAGAATACGATGCGCTGATTGCATCAAACAATCCAAATATAGATCAAATCAAAAAGCTAAACAAGGAGTTATCGGCGCTCCTCGACTCAATGTTAGTCGAACTTGCAAAGGTTAAGGAAGACGCTGGACATATTGAACGGCATCGCGATGATCTTGTTAGAAAGCTTGTAAGTGTCCAAAAAGATTATAATAACCTACTCGATGAGCGCGACCAGGTTGCTACTCTTAGGGCATTACGCGGACATCAAGAAGTAAAGTTTAACGGTGTATTTTTCTGGTATGCGGTGGCTCTTGCAATTGTCTCCGTGATCTTCTTTTTTGTTCTTATGTGGAAAGGGGGTTACAAAGCTCCTACGATCCCAACAATAACGAGCATTCCGATAACAATGGCTCCCTTTACATACAGGTAACTCTCATTTATCGGCTGAACTTTATCGGCTGAACCTGGGGCGCCGCATTGATGCGCTTTGAAACTTCAAACTCATTTTGAAGGGCAGGTCCTATTTTCTGAATATTCTGAGATTTCTTTTGAAGTTCATCAATTCTTGGGTTGACATCCGAATATCGGTCCAAGAAGGTTTGAATGTACGCTCCATCATCGGCAAGCCGTCTCTGTGAGGATTCGAGTTTTTTATTAATCATTGAAAGTGCAGATTCATATGCGGTTTTGTGGGCTATGTTGCCCGAAACCCGATAAGCAGAGTAGTTATCTTTGTAGATTCGCAATAGGTTTGAGAACTCGTCCATTATCTTCTCGTCCCTAAAACAAAATGCCTACTTCTCCCTATGGTCAGGTAAACCCCCCTGTGCGCCGTGCAATGGTTGGCGATGCATCCGAACACACTCGTTTTATCCGCATGGCATCTACACTCGCCCCTTATCGCACTCAGAACCAGGCTGCAAGTCCTACCCTTCTTGGGTGGAGGGATATGCAGGCTTCGCGTGATGCGAGAGTTATTATGCCAATCCTCGGGGCATTCAAGTCTTATATTCCCAACCGTTAAACAATGGGAGCAGGTCCGTCATCGTGTCCACCAGATTTTGACCAAGGATTTATGACATGTAGAATGAAGTGCCCGGCTGGTTTTAAATATGCGCAAGAGCAGGGTCCCCCTCTTATTGATAAATGTGTTCTGTTTACCGATAACTCAAAGAGTTTTCGACTGAATCAACTCCCCATGCCCGGTCCAGACAGGAGGGAACCACCAATGTATGTAGAAGAGCGCAAACGTGTATCTGAAGCACTGAAAAATATTTCATCCACTGCCCCCTTCCAGGAAAATGCAGCAATGACAACCCGAGAATATGAACGAATTAAATCTGAATATGCAGGATTCAGTGCAGTCTCGGACGCGGGTAAGAAAATCAAACAAGCATCAGACCGAATGAGGGTTCCTCGTCCTCCTGTTCAGCCCAATCCGATCAAACAAGAGCGTGAGAAGATACTGAAACAACCCAGTATGGCTGTAATCCAAACCGCCCTCTTCACGATCCTTCTTGCATTGATTGCATTTCTTCTTGTTCCAGGACAGTATGCTTCAGGACTTGCGTTTCTCATTCTCTGTGTAGGAACGTCAACTGGAATCTATCTAAGCACTAGATAATGGGAAACTGTCCTTCTGAGTTTGTGGTGTCCCCAGTCGGGTTTGGAGGATGTGTCATCCCATGCCCAGCTCAGAAAAACTATGAGCTACGAATCGGAGACAAGGGTGTTCTATCCTGTGTCTATTCGGGTGATACAAGTATTAGCGTTCCTGTTCTTCCCGTCCCAGCTATTCAGAAACCGGGTCCGCCGTTTAGTTATAAAGAACTGCCAAACGCAAGCATATATCAAAGAGAGATTGATCGGTTTAATGCTGAATTTGCAGTGGCTGATGCAAATGTAAACAAAGCAGTAAAAATCAAGACAGCATATGAAAAGCTTCAACAGGCAGAGAATGCACGCGATCAATCACCTGATGCATATCAGCAGGCGCGTGTTAGTTATTACACGTTAATCAAGGGAGACAAGTGGGTTGAAGAAGAAAAGCAACGTATTGCAAATGTTGAAGCTCAGCCTATTGTGAATACCCTCCTTGCAAAGCGCAATGACCTGGATAGTCAAATCGGACAGCAACAATCGACCATTGATATTGTGAACGGCGTTAAGGACAAGGTATTGTCTGTTGAAGATGATCTACAATATTCAGTCTCTGCATTTGAGAAGCAAATTGAAAATGTCCGGAATCAGATACGCATGGACAAGAAGAAGCAAATTATAACGGCACAACAGGCTGGATCGTGGGTAAATTCACTTCTAAATTGGCTGATCACACTTACAACACTTATCGCGATTGTCTTTATTGTTCGATACATCATCCGCCGGCGATCTGCGTTTAGCGCACCTGGTTCTCCCCCGCTACAAAGGTAATGGAGGTTTCCGACCCGCGCACTGTCGCTGATTTTCAAAAAACAACTTTCTGTGGTCATCCAAGGTCACACGTCGTGAAGGTTCTCCTTCAGAACGTGCAACTCGGTCATGCAGATTACGCATGCTACTGGGCACTTGAGCTCTTATGTTCAGGACTCGTCCATAGTTTGTGGGCTACGCTTTTTGACGCAGCCGCACTTCATATCAACCGAGCAAATCCCAATGTATTCGTCTATCTTGCATCGGCTTATGAGCGATATGCTCCTATCGAACAGGTCTTTACTGTTGGGACCATGACATCTATTCGCAATAATCCGGATGTTCGGCAGATCATTTGCGAGGTGGCAGCCACTCTCGCAACGTGTCGCAAACGTGTCGCAAAAATAAATTGCCATCTCTTCCAACAATCAAGCCCCTGCATGATTTTGACCCACAGACCATTCAAGAACATCTCAAGGCTCCCTCTAGGCTGTTTGGTCAAATCGCGATCCGTCCTGCCGACCCTTTACCGGTTGCAGTCCCGCTCAATGAATTTGCCTACTCCCTACGATCGGATGTCCGCGATGTCACCCGAGCTTTGTATTGGATGTCTTGGGTGTTCGCATACTGCCGAGAGCACAAGAAGCAAGCTAAGCAGGCACTTATCTTTGCAAACCGATTCGATGAGTTTGTTTCGGAACCCCATGGAGCTCATCCCGTCTGGATCTTTTGGGACGTGGTCCGAAAGCAAACCCAAGCACATGCGCGTCCAGTTATTGACATCCTCTATAAGATGTACTGTTTGCGGTGGAGTCCGTCCGACGCCAAGGCAAAACAGCATCTTCTGATTGCAGCGATTGTAATCGTCTGTGAGGGAACTACATTTGATGCCACGCCGGTTATGGGAAATACACTTGCAGTCTCAAATGTTCTTCAGGGAATGCCTGGATGGATTGATGCAATTGTGCGAATGCAGAAGAGCTTTGCTTAGTAGAAAAAATCAGAGCCGTATTTCATTATCATGTATCGTTGACGTTTGTCTTCTGTTTTTATGATCTCAAGTGACCAGTTCATGATATGAAACCATTTATTTTGATGTAGCTCATGAAATCTAAACACTCTATTCTCCATGTCTAAAATGGATCCAATCTTCTGTAAGTAGAGAACAACACTCGTTACAATGGCAAACTTCAATCCCGAAATCTCTGCTTCCAAGGTCGCTGCGCTCATCGGACTCAATCCCTACCAACAGCCAAATGAGGTGATGTATGATCTTCTTTCAAAGCACCTCCCAACTAAGATCCGTATGAATAAGATTGAGTCAGATGAGAATCGCAAGGCACTCTCCAAGGTGAAGAACGATATTCTCTATACGCAGGCAGTCAAGGATCTCGTTGCAAATGGGATCCAGGCTTGTGTAGGCAAGACAGATATCTCCGGCATTCTTGAAGACGTGGAGAAGAAGGCGAACATGATCATTGATCTTCGTCACTCTGAGTTGCCGATTGAGGTTCGTGATCTTGTTGCCAAGGAGGTTCGGGGCGCTGTTCAAAAGAGGCGAGGACTTAACAATGAGAACGGCATCCTCAACACCTATGAGGCAGAGAACAAGGTTGAGGTTAAGGATCGGAACACAGTGACATTTAAGAAGATGTATGATGGATGGCGGCTGATTGGTCGCACAGATGGATATGTAGCAGAGCACGAACGCATTGTTGATTCCAAGGCACGCACTCGCTGGTGGCCACAGGTGCCTCTCTACGATGAGATCCAGATGCGGGTCTATATGGAGTTGTCCGGAGCTAAGGAGGCTGAGCTATTTGAGGTCTTTCCGGACCACCGCACTCGCACGACCAAGTATCTGAATGACCCTGCAAAGTGGAATACGATTCACACTCAGCTGACGGAGGTGGTCGGATACATGCAGTCGGCTACGGTCAATGATGAGGATCTGCTCCCAATCATTTTCGCAAACACGGTTGTTCTTAAGTAATGAAGCTCTCTATCACAAACAAGGTTCCAGAGCCTTATGCAAAACAAAAAGGAAGCACATACGAAACCAGGTATCTTTATACCGGATTTGGAAGGTACAATGAGTTTGAGAAAACACTTGAGGTGATTCAGGTTGAACCTGATGAATCCTTCTCTTTTTTTAGTCGGCCTCATACAGTCGATGTTCTTTCACGGGTCTATCATAGCGAAGCTGTTACGCTTACACTCTATTCTGCATCGCCTCGGATATGGAAGGAGACGGTTGGAGAGGACACATGGTTCTTTCAGGAGATCGTGCAAGCCGGTGCGCATCCCAGCTTCTGAGCCTGCTCCGTCACTGCCTCCTTGACCTCGGCGGCAGAGATAACACCATCTCCGTCCTTATCCACCTTGCCCAGGGGTGACTTCTTGAGCTCATCTAGAAGCTCCTTGATGGCAGCCTTCAGTACATCCTTGACAATCTTCTCAACATCAGCCTTCATTGCCTCGGGCACGACGGTGGCAACGACCTCGGTTACCTTGGTCTCAACGGCTTCGACCTTAACCTCTTCAGTCTTCACTTCGGGGACGGTAGTGGTGTCGGACATTGCGGTTTGTTGTATGCTTAGAAAAGGTCTTGAATATGTAAATGGACGTCTGGAACATCCTCTCCGTTGGAGCCTCTACCGTAGTTATTCTTGCTCTCATTCACGTTGCCGTTTTCCATGTTGTCAAGACACTCTACCCACCTCCACGTGCTCCTCCTCCGTCTCCCGCTCCAATTGTGATGCAGCCCATACCGCTCCCCGCGGAGGTGCCTCCTCAGGCTCCTGAAATTCCTCTAGTGACCACAAAGCTCCCACCACCCGTCGACACGCGTGATCCGGGACCGGCGCGTCCTTCAGCACCGACTTTCAGCGAGCCGCCCCAAGAGATTAAGACGCAATCCGCTAATGTTCCAACGTATGAAAGTCTCTTATCGGCTGTCTCCGCTGGTAAGGAAGGGCAACCCAATCTCGGACCCATGTCAGGTGCCTCAAATTAGCGGAACTCCGGGATGGATTTTTTTGACTCACGATAAAGAAGGAAATGCCCACGCATGTTTCACTGATGCGAAAGGAGACCGGACTGAGCGACTGGCTCTGGTCATGGATGAGAGACTCTGTTGTGATACCATTTTTAGAGTCGTTCGACTGGCGCCCAAGAGTTATGTGGTATATGATGTCGTGGTCTTGAATGGAACCCGTGTTCATGACACATTGAGTTTTTCACAGCGTCAGGAAAAAATTGCTAATCTACTTGATTTGTTTCACCAACCTGATTTGGTAGCACTGAGTACCATTGACGATGCACCTATTGGATGTCATATCCGTGGATACGAGCAATATGATGGCATACCAGGGAGTATCGGGGTCTTCGTAGAACATCTTCCTGATACAGAGTAAATGTCTACTTGTGGAGCTTCTCCTTTTGGTGGTCGTCGTCGCCGTTCGCGTAAGTTGCGCGGCGGCAATGGATATGGTGTTGGACAGCCAATCTCAGTTGGCTCTCTTGAGTATGTGCCTAACATGACCTCTGTGCCGGATGGTGCTGCATACAAGCCCATGGGTGGTCGTCGGCGCAAGTCCCGTAAGGGAAAGAAGAGTCGTCGCTCACGCCGCCGCACAATGCGTGGTGGCGGTTCGGTTGCGAATGTTGGATATGGATTCACAGGTGATGGAGCGCGTGGACTTGCAAACCAGACCGGCTATCCGTCCAACCTGCCCCCGAGTGGTGAATTTGCGATCCCTACGGGAACTCGCTAAGCCCGATACTCTTGATAACTTGCATACCTAGAATCAACCGACTTAACACCATTTTGAGTTCCTCCGTCTGTATCAGAACTACCGTCTTCTGTTGCCACGATCTGGGGCATGACAGCATAACTGTTAAACTCACTTGATTTCTGAATTACGCGAACATAATAGTTATCAATTGCCATTGGCATTTCAGCTCCATATACATTGACCATATGTTTCATCATTATCTCATTAACTGCATATGAAAGACATAACCATAAGTTACTTGCCTTTGCAACTCCATCTGAAATTACATGAGGATCCATTAAACTATACCTCCAATACGACATGCATTCTGATAGAGGGATGTATCCAAAATATAAAAGATCCCAGTTGGATGGGACATTCTTCATGAAAGTGCGGGTATTTTCATCACTCTTGATGTGAATCCTGGCATCATCTTCAAGCACAAGAATCTTTTTCTGACCCCGTGCAAGAGCAAGTGCGTAGACTGAGCAATGAGCTAGTGCACATGCAATATGATAGTGGTTTTGAATATCGACTCCATCATGTTTATTCTTAAGTTCCCAATAGCGCTTCATAAATACAGCAGGAAGTCCATTGACAAACTCTACGTTAATTCCAGCTTCATCAAATCGGCGCTGCATCGTTAAGCGACGCTCGGGCCGAGTGGGTAGGTTAATACAGTAGACGCCGTCAAACAGTTCGTTCCACGCGTGCATTACTTGGTGGATACATTTGTGCGCTGAACGGCATCCGCAAATACATAGGGCATATACAGTGGATTATTCGTTGTAATAAAAGGTCCACCAACGGACTGGCAATGGACAAACATAGACTGAACTTGGAACCGAAGATCAACATATTCAGTATAATCTCTCCAGACCTGATATGTTTTTAATAATGTTGTTGCAATCATCATTGGATCGGCAACATGAAGAAAAACTAAAAATAATGTTATGATCGGCATTAGGATCATGTCGCTTATAAGGGTTACTGTGTCTGCCCAAGACTCAGGGGTGCATGTTTTACGGAGTTGAATATACCTTTCGGCTACTTTGAATGGCTCACTTGGTCTTTGCATCAAGAGCCTTGATACTTACTCCCTGCATCGGAAACTTTACCTCCTCAAGCGTCCGAGCATCAATATACACAATCTCCGTATCGTGGTGAACCTGAATGAGATGCAGGATAAGATCGATTGCGATTAGATTGCCTACAGCCATATACTTCTGCATGGCAGCAGTGAGATCCACCTCGGTGTTCTTATCTCCAATCCAGATCCAGGGGACGTATGGCTCCTTTGCAAATGGATTAAACCGATTGCGCACAATCTCGTCACCCTCGTAGAAGAGATTGCACCTCTTCACACCGTCCTTCTCCCACTCCTCAATCAAGATTGAATCCTCGGGCACGCGCTTCAAATCAACGATCTCATCTTGAGCATAGTCATCTGAGAGAATGTAGTATGAAACATTATTGTTCTTCGGAGCTGGAAAGACCCAATCAATGAACTTGCAGATTCCGTTGTAGATACGAACTGCACAGAAGATACTCATTTTTACTGTATCTCATTTGAATCTGCCGGGATCAATTCCATTTTGTCCTTCTTGGACACAAATCCCTCCTTCTTTACCTGTCCAAGCACAATTGTGTCAAACTCTGTTCCCATTGCAATTGCAGTTGCAAGGGATGTGATGATGAATGGAGCTGCAACCAGGAACCATGAGACAACTCCAAGACCGACACCGCAGAACATGTCAAGAACGACAACAACTGCAATACCTAGCAGGAGCTTGATAACAAACGTAGCCCAGAGTCCAAGAGAGGCATCAAAACCTAGTTGAATGGCAAGAAAGATGGCATACAACAGGGCAGGGGGGCATAAATCTTCAATAAAACGCATCTTCAGGTATTACAACTAAACAAGAAAAAGATGGATGACATCACGATGGTTCAAAAGATGACTGGTTGCACGCGAGAGGAAGCTGAGAAGATGCTTATTACACACGAAACAGTCCTAGATGCAATCGAGGCACTGATACCTTCAAATCCAGTTATTTCAGGTGCTAAGTATATTCCTCCTAAGCCAAAGGTACATCATGGAATGGATGAAGAACAAGCTGCATTATGTGCTCGGGGTCGATGGCTTCAAGATAAAGTTAACGCCGTATTCTCAGTCGCCCATTCGAAAACCCTAGAGCAGCCCCCTCCGGAATCTGCGCCGCAGACATCTCACGCAGTGGTTGATCTAGAGACGGCACCTGAGACGACCGCTGCGAAACCCGAATCTGAACGGGGTGCTCACGTGTAAAGGACTCAACTACATCGGCGATTCGAGCTGGCTCAGAGAAAAGATCCATATTTCTGATATGAAGTTTAGAGTCTTCTGACTTTGTGGAATATGCGGTTTCATCATCCAACGATTTGATAGCATCGACCCATTCATTAATTGCATCACGCGTGCAGTCAATTCCGACAGGGGAGATCCATGCATGGAGTCCTTCTGAGCTACCACCGGTTGTCTTTGGTTTCGGATCGGGCTTAGAATATAGAACTGGAATACCATTGTACATCGCTTCAACTCCAATACGTCCAAAACTCTCATAGTAACTCGGCATCAACAGAATCCGAGTTTGTTTGAGAATCAACCGAACATCGTCTTCAAACGGAACCCACTTAATATTATTATGAACGGGTCTGGGTGGAGGGGTATGTTGGTCTGCATATCCCCCATAATAGGCGGTAACCGCTAGAAACTTCCTCTCCGGCATTGCATCTGCAATTGCTACAAACTGAATAACACCCTTGTTTTGATTTGCATTCACAAGTGTTATATACTCGCCTTGAAATGGTTCAGTGATCGCAATCTTGCTTTCGTGAAGAATAGGACGAACTGTGGCTGTCTTAGCAATGTTTGGTGGCCACGGGACAATGTTTTGACGATAGTTTATTTCCATAATTGGATTGACAAACATCAGCATTTCCGACCATCGAATATTTCGTCCGGGATTATTTCGGGTGATCGCTTGATAGTTTCCATCAAAATGACATGTTGCAACAATTGGGCGGTTGTATCCACGTGCGTTAATCCTACGAACTTCGGGCAGGGCAGGTGCGTGGGGACATATCCATACTTGACTTGAATCTAGATATGTGCTACTTGCAGTGTAGTGCATAAATCGAAACCCACGGTACACACCTCCATTTACACCTTCTTTTGGAACCTCAAGAGCCATAAAGATTACTTCATGCCCACGCTTTTGAAGTTCAATTCCAAGATCAATATCGTGGAGAAAAGCCCCGCATAAATCGGGCATACGACCCGCAAAAAAGAGAACCTTCATTATTAGGATACATCAACACGTTTTGTCTGAACTAACCGTGTGGCATCCCCGCCGCGGGTCCAGTCATAGATCCAGTTATTCGGATTGGAATACTCAGACTGCTTGATGTCAATCAGAGGCTGGTAAAAGTTCGGGATCGCCTGGTCCATGATTGAGCTTGCCTCCTTCCGGTTGCGGATAGATGCAGAGTGAATGAGATTCGACTCGTCATTGACGGCAGATGGATCTCCACCTCCAAGATCGGGCGTTGTAGAGAAAGGACGTGCCCAAAGTTCATGCTTGCCCTTCTGACGCCAAGCCCCAGGGATACCCCACTTCAGCTCGGTGTTTTTGTCCACGGCGCATCCACCACCCGGCTGACCGAAGCCACCGCTGGCAATAAAGCCAGGCTGATCAGCCATTGCCGATGCAGGGTTAAAGCTATCAGAGCACGCCGACTCCATTCCCGTTGTCTGACGGGTGAGCGTGTCTGTATTTCCAACCTGCTTCGCTGCAATATCATACTGGTCGGAGCGGATACGTGTAGGAGCGTTATACCATTCAACTGGATTCGTTGAGAACATCTCTTACCTTGACATACAGAAAAAATGGACTTGGAACCT